GTTCTTTGTTAAATGTATTTGACTTGCCTAATGGATGTTTTAAAGCATTTAGATCTAACGCTGTACCGGAGCTGTGATTACTCAAAACTTTGTCAGATCCTCTAGTCATCCTGAAAGCGTATCCCCAGTCATCTAATTGACCTTCATCAATAGGCTCTACAAGCTCATGAAACTCTTTACAAAAGGCAACAAGTATTGGTGCTACATCTTTTGCACAGGCAATCTTTAGCTTGGTGCCAGGAATCGGACAAGATTGTATGCCTATAGCCTTGCGATCTTCACTAGCCGGCCATCCATTTGGGCTAGTAATTTGTCTAATTATTGCCATGTCTTACAATATGTTTTGCATTTATGCAATCCCAAGAGGCAGTTTCTACATTTAAAACCGCTTCATCATGGCATTTAACTGGCATAAATAAATTATGCTCATCACAATAAATCATTCCTAAGCCAGCGTAATTACCCCTTATTTTTGAATTGTAAGATGTGCGCTTGCATACTTTACCTTTAAAATTTTGATACCAAGTTTCTGTATCTAATCCATCAATAAGTTCGGTTTCATCAATACCAACAATAACTTCGGTAACAATATTATTTTCATCTAAAAAAGCGTAATGTGCCATTATGCGAAGCTCACATTTCCTGCGCCAGCCGCAATTGTAGAAACTTTGTGTGATCCATCTGTAACAGTTGAAGCAGTTAAACCTGCACCAATTGTTATGTTTGCATCGGATGATAACCACCTCAAAATGATTACTCCTGATCCGCCGTTTCCACCTGCTTGCGTTCCAAAACCACTTCCACCACCACCGCCTGCGCCCCGATTGCCTTGACCATTAGTTGCAGCCGTAACGGTTGATGCACCATTTCCACCGCCGCCTGATCCACCATTTGTAACTGCAGTAGAATTTCCTGAAGTTCCGCCACCACCACCTGCATAAGTTACAGATGTACCATCAATTGAATTAACTCTACCTGATCCACCTATACCAATATTTCCAGAGGATGATGTTCCGTCAGTTCCAACACTTCCTGCGCCACCACCACCACCGCCTGATGCTTGAGTGGTAGTTGCATTACCACCATTAAATCCAAAGCCAGTTAAACCACCAGAATTTCCTTGAGTTGCAGATCCAATAGTGCGACCCGCTGGAACGGTTCCTGCGCCACCGCCTGATCCACCATTTTGTCCGCCAGTTCCAGATCCATTTCCCGCTCCCCCGCCACCGCCATCTGCAGTTGCAGAAAATCCAGTTGTAGCATTTCCATTTGAACCACCACGCACTCCGACTGATCCGCCTGCTCCCCCTGCGCCAATACTTAAAGGGTAATTAGTGTTTAACGATAAAGTTATAGTTCCTTCAAGTAATCCGCCTGCTCCCCCGCCGCCTGACTCGTCAAATCCGCCGCCTGCTCCACCTGCGATAATTAACATTTGTACACTTACACCTGCAGGAGCAGGCGCAACAGATGGTTGCGTTAATATTCCCAATATATTCATTTGTTACTCAGTTACTCTACCGACCACATACCAGCTATTTGTATCTACTTTAATACAAGACACTGCTCCAAAAGTTTTAGTTATTGTGGGATTTGTAGATGTTGCACCAGATGATGCAATGGTTACACCTGCTCCTTGAGTAATGCTTATAGTGCCAGTTGATCCAATTTTAATAATATTTATGACTGATCCAGTTGTAATTGCAACAGAGCTGTTAGGTGGGATAGTAACTGTTGTACTACCTGTGTTTGAGTAGGTAATAAGTTTATTGTCTGCATCAGCAGTCACAAAAGTATCAGATGTAGTAGTCACAGCTCTTACAGTCAGATTAGCTATGCTATTCATCTGCGCAGCGGTTAAAACTTGCCCGGTTACAAAGGTGGCCATGTATCTCCTAGTAGCTCAAAATGTCTTGGTTTAATAAACCATCAACGGCTGAGTCTAGCAAAAAACCTACGGCAAAAGGTTGAGCACATGAAAATGTTACAAGAAAAGAATTAGGGGTGATTTGATATTGTACACCGGCTATAACGCTACTACTGACCACATTGCCTGCAGGCAAGGTTTGGGTGACCTCAATTGGGTTAAAAATATCAAGCTCCAAAGCTGCAGTGACCCTTGCAGAATCCTCTGGGCTATAGGCATCTACAGTTAATGAATTTAGTTGTATATCCACACCCTGCTCTTTTCTTGAGGCAATAATCATTTGTGCTTGATCCAAAGCATCTGCCTCAGTCTGCATAATCCCCGATCTAACCCGGCTATGTTGAAAATAATCGTTAATGCTTGTCAAGTCACTTGCGGTCTGCCCAGACAGTGAGGCAGGCGTGACTGTAACTTTGTTGATCATTTGATAATCAGAGATGTCAAACTCAACCTTTTGGTAAGTAATATCTGCAGATAAAGGTACATCTGAAAATTTTGTCAATGTACTACCTGAGTCTGTAACAATGTCTGCTCTTGACATAAACTTAACAAAGCCTCTTTGATCTACATACAGAGCCCCGGCCTCGGTCTGTTCTAACTCTTGCAGAGCTGCTAGTAAAGACCTTGAGCTGCCACTGTCTGCCTGGACAGTTGTAGTTGCAGTTGTAGAGACTTCTCTCATACCACCTGGCCATTCTCCGGCATCCAACAAGCTGCTCACTCTTTGTGCTGTAGTTTGTCCCGCACTACTACCGCTAACTGAGGTAATTGTTGTCAGGTTTAAAAGCTGAAAACCATCAACACAATTGAGTGTGACATAAGCCGGATCAAAACCTGTAGGACTTTGGTAATTCCACTCTTGTACATAAAAAGATCCTAGGCTGTAATTGATACTGTTAAAAATTGCAGTCATGCGAATTTTTCTCATTGGTTTAATTTTGCCAAACAGAGGTGATCCGGTATTGGCTGGATTAAATTCACCTGTTTGATCTACAAAAACAATCTTGGCACTGCCACCAATAAATGAGTCAGATGATCTATTGAAGGCACGCCTTATGTAGCATTGTGTGACAAAGTTTGTTATATCTACTATGTCAGCTGCAGCGGTACCAAGTATTGCAACATCTAAAGGTGTGGCCGGGTCATCTAGTACAAGAGCCGGATCAAAACTTGCGCCATTGCTAAAGTCAATCTCAGCTTTAAATATTGCCGCCGGCATTATCTACCTAGATTACTTAATTGAGTTACAGCTCCAGTGCGGTTTAAGTTATACAAAACATCTTGAATTACAGATTGTAATTGACCCTCTGATATAACAGAGCCGGCAACATTGACAGTAACTCTTGTGCCCATGCTACCCATGCGATCTAATGGAATTACGGCCTCAGCCCCGGCCTCACCAATAAGAGCTTGTGTAGGTCTTGTAACAATGCCACCCTCGGCCATGGCTAAAAATTCTGGGATATTGCGCCTACCTCTAGCTGTTAATTCACCGGTGATTGAATCAATTACTGGCGGCATTTTTCTCATAAAATCATCTTGGTAATCATCATCAGGAATTTTTTTAGTTCCTTGCACTTTCACTAATAAATCCTCAATGGTTTTTTTGGAAGCAGCCAATCTAGCCCTATCTTCTGCAAAAGGGTCAGTGCTAGTAACTGGTAAAGTTTTAACTTGACTTAATAAAGCTAACATCTTTCTAATTTCTTCATTAGCAGCAAACAATTGTTGAATGTATAAAGTAACGCCTGTAGTTGTCATACCCCATTTTTTTGCAAGCTCATCAATTTCACCTGTGGTGATTTTGCCATCTTCAATTACTTTTAAAACATCCGCATATCTTTGAGCCTCATTAACAGCATCTTTTGTGCCATCTGCAAGTTTTTGTAGGATCTTTACACGCAGCTCATCTTCGGCATTTAACTTACGGCTTAAGGCAGCTTGTAGGTTGATCCTGTCCATATCAAACATGGACTCAAGCTCTGCTTTTTTCTTATCTAGTGCAGCTTGAGCAGCCTTTTCTTTTGTCAGTTTCTTTTGTTTGTCTAAAGCGGCAGCGGCAAACTTGTCAAACTTGGCTTGCAATGCAGCTAGTTTTTCGGCAGCGGCTTTTTGTTCCTCAGTTTGAGTAACAGCTTCCCCTGCATTATCAGCAATTTTTTTTCCTTCCTTAGCTAAAAGTCCTAAACCAGAAATTAAGCCAGGTAATATTGGAATATTTTGGAATGTAAAAATGTTTCTTAAAATTATATTGCTATCTATTTTCTTTGCAAGACCACTCAAAGCATTTTGTATTTTGTTTATACTGTCAGCTAATGCAATGACAATGTAGCCGCCATTTAATCCTAATTGTTCAAGTTTTGCGCCGAATACATCTGTTGCATTACTGCTACCAATGATGATTTCTGCAGCTGTAATAAAACCTTGACCTAAGTTTTCTTGAGCTTCGCCTGCACTAATCTTTAGGTCATCTAACTTAGCTCCAAAAGTGTCAGTAGCTCTAGCGGCAGCCCCGCCAAACTTGAGGGTTAGATAATCTGTTATGTCAGCCAAGCCCATCTCTTGCGCTGTGACCGCATTGAATCCAAGCCCTAGCTGACCCAAAGCTTTAAAATTGCCTCTATTGGCTTTTCCCAACGCATCTGTGACTGTTAATAAATCAACGCCTGAGCCTTTACTTGTGTCAATCGCAGTACCCAATAAGCTTTGAGCTTTACTTAAATCACCGGTTGAAATAATTAAACCATTTAAGGCAGGTGTTAATTGATCCTCAGTAATGTTTGTAGCGGTTTGTAGATCTGTAATAAATGTTTTTACACTGCCTAGTGAACCAAGCTCATTGATTGAACTAAGGGATTGCTCAATAGATTTGTCAAGTCTTTCTTGCTCCAGTGCAGCCTTTACAGATGATCTTGCAAGTCTGTCTAAAGCTATTGCAGCTCCAATGCCAGCGGTAATCAGAGCGGCTTTGCCGGCAAACTTACTAGAGGCTACAAATTTGTCAAAACCTTTTAATTCTTTAGTAGCACGCTGCAGACCTTTCTTATCAAATTTAGTAAGAAAGTTAATTACAACATTTTGACTCAGTGCCATTAGTTGCCCCTAAATGTTTGTCCAATATATTTGTCAATTACAGCTTGGATGCCAGCCAAAGCTTGTGCGCCTTTTTGAGCAGTGGCTTTGTAGATAACTCTTTTGCCTTTGCCGTCTCCGGCAATTGCGCCATGGGCTTGTGACACTTTGCGGATGAAGCCCTCACTAGCATTAGGGTTGCGGCTAACTCTCCTTGTTCTGCCTCTGCTCCTAGCACTACCACCGCCTGTTAATTCAAAAATAATTCCGGGTACTGAGGCATTTACTAAAGCTAGAGCTGTGGTTTCT